CCTTCCGGTACAATATCAGCAAGTGCCTCTAAAGTAAATACTTCGTTACTTGACCACCATTTTGATGCCTTTTGTGGCTTAACAAACCTGAAGGGTGATACTATAATTAACACCTCATATTTACTATTACTATATTAAGTTTAAAATATCTTTTACTATACAGAAGCTATATATACCATGAGTAGAATATTAAAATTGTGGAGGCAGGTAAAAATGAGAATAATTGAAAACACAACACATATACCAACGGAAGAGCTGAGAGCACTGCTTATAGAATGGGCAAAGAAATCGAGAGTTTCAACGGCAAAGCTGAGAGTTCGGTGCATACCATATCAAGGTAGACATTCAAATGTAGGCCGGGGTACATACTATCCATTCGGCGAAGGAATCGTAATGAGATTAGGCAAAGATATACCAATTGAATCAATCATACACATTTGGGTGCATGAGTTACAACATCATAAGTATTCATGGATGCCATTCTCACGAAGACGAAAAATAAGAAATAAAGAACGCTGGTGCGAAGAGAATACAGTTAAAATCCTTGTAAAGAATGGCATCCCAGTGAGGTGGACAGGGTATAAAGTCCGCAAGAAATTTGCAGAAAATATCAGAGAGAAATACGGCGTTGAATTACCACTCAGTTGCACACGCAGTGGATGACGGAGAATACCGATAAGTGAAATACTTTAATCTTCTTTTTTCATTTTAACAACTTTCGAATCTCTAACTCTCTTGAATTCCCAATTGTATAATGGAACATAATCATCATGCGGGCCAACTGGGTCATAGACAAAGTGTAACCTTATATTATCCGGGAACATTTTTCTAATCCTAAGCTCAATCACTGGGTCTCTGGTTATCTGTCTAATTAAAATATCTAAATCATTGCCTAACTTTCCTTGCTCAACCGAACTCCCAACAATAAAGATGTGTGGAGATGATACTGAGAAATCTTTAAACCTATCAAGTATATCGTCCAGCATAACCTCTTCTTTCTTCAACTGAATATGTTTATTCTTAACCAAAACCAAGACTATATCGTTTATAACATCTGTCTTCTTAATTTTGCAGGGAATTCCATCGTCCATAGCTTCCTTGGCTAACTTTTCTATATCGCTCTCGCTATATATCCTCTTATGTGACTTTGGTTTCCGTTTACCCAAAGGAATGAGATGTATGGCTCTATATTTAGCAACTCTCAAACTCTCTTGAATCGCTTTCTTGTCATCATCAACATGCTCTAATACGTGCATTGAAAAGACAGTATCAAACGAGTTATCATCAAAATCTAAATTCTGTGCATCACCCTTATATACTTCTAATCCTTTTTTCTTACACACATAGAGAGGCACATCGTTATTATCAATCCCCACAGCTCTATAGCCAGACATCGCAAACATCTCAAGAGCTTTACCTCCTCCACATCCCACCTCTAAGACACTGTCACCCACAACTTCTGGTATTATTGCCGACATATCATAGATAAACGTAAGGCGTTCTGGTCCTTCTAAATCCCAATACTCTTCCCAAAAATCTGGTTCTTTTAACATTTCTCGTGGTGGTCTGTGAATTGGCGAATGTACATTATAGCCTCTCTTGTTAAGCTCGGCTTCAATCTCATCGTGAAGTATCTCACATTCTGTTATCGTCCAATCATCCGGTTTCTTTGCCCAATTATGTTTAGCCCAAGCGTGTAAAATCGAATGGTCAAATAAAAGTTCTTTAGTATCCATCTTGGACACATCTTGACCTTTACGTATTAGTGTTTCCTCCTTTTCCAAGAATTCAACTTCCTTAATCATGGTTTGCACATTGGGTCAAAAATACTTATTACGAACACATCATAAAAGTATAGTTTTTCTATGTCTTCCCACCATTTTAACCGCTCTGCTTCTGTAATCCTGTGTTTATCATGGAGCTCCTTAAACTCCTCTAAGCCAATCTCTCTGACATTGGTCAACTTAATAATACCATAGCAAAATTCTCCTGAACATAAGTATATAGGCTCATCTAAGATATCATACTTTCTAGAGTATACAACAGCCATTTGTTTTCCTTCTATAACCAGCTTGCCATGAGGCGGTTGAATATATAATCCTCTCATCTCTCCTCAAAGTAAGGCACTATAGTACAACGGCAATTCGCGTGGATTGGCAAATCTGGTGCCTCCTCCCTTCTAAACACATGATTTTCTAAATCCATGCATTCTGGACAATTATGAACTAAAATATAGTTTGCATAAAATGTACTGTCCTCCTCTACTTCCAAATTATATACAGTTAATTCTCTAACTTTACTATTCACACCATCATTGAATTTACAAATATCTTTTATTTCAAGTGGGATAAAACAACCATTATAACATTCTGTCATAATCTTAGATATACAATCACTAAAATGATTTCTAATTTCATTTTCCTTTAAACGTAAAACTCTATATCCCATCGAAGCTAACCTTTCATCACGAATCTTATCTTTTTCTTCATCATGCCAACGGGTTCCGTCGCACTCAATAATCAAATTATATGTTGGTAAATAAAAATCAACCCACATTCTCCCAACGTCGTCTTTGATATAATATTGTGGAATGAATTCAAAATTTTGTTTCTTAAGCCACCATCCTACTTTTTGTTCAATAAAAGTTTGGCCTAAATGTTTCTTACCAATAGCCTTTCTCGCAAGTTTTAAACACATCTCAAGATGTTCTGTATTCTTCCAGCCCCAATCATCTGCTTTCGCCTTTTCCTGATTACATTTTGTAATATATCTATGAAAATCTTCATCGTCTCTATACTTCTTTTTCATTGTCTTGCTTTGTTTCTTATAAATATGTTTTTTACTTTTCTTAGTGGGGTATTTTTTATCATAAGCTTCTCTCATTATTTTTTGGAGGCCTAGTTCTCTATTTAGTTCTGACCTTCTATCTCTTTCTCCCTCTCTACTCCATCTTATCTTATTACCAACTTTACTTGCACAAGACAAAGAACAATATTTATTCCCAATAGGTGTAAGTTTTTTACATCTGTTACACTTTTTAGCAAAAATCATAATTTTATCTGATTTTAAAATCTGACCAGCAAGAATCCATTTTTTCTTTTGATTTCTCTCAACCATAATAGGGTGGTCTTCAGTAAGAGATACTTTAATACTAACGCCGTTCTTTCTTCGGCCTCTTCCTCTAATTCTAACAATTTGTTTCTTTGTCTTGTGCTTAAATGTCCTTAAAACTTTTCTATATCTATCTTTATGAGTTAAAACTAAATCGCCTTTTTTAATTTTAGAAATTGGCTTCAACCCTTCTTTTGTTATAACTTTTGTTCTACCTCCAAAAATACAAGTCCTCTCATCACCCGCTACAATAAACTGAACTTTCTCAACTCCGGCTCTCTTATAACCTTCAAGCCTACCAACGTTGACTGCTCTAGCCATTTCCGTTCTTGCTATTAATTCAGCCCTATACCTAGTGGCATCAAACACATCCCGAATCCGTTTCTCTATTTTGCTAATATTTTCTCCTTTGTTCAACCCTGTCATAATTTCTGTCTTAACCTCCGTCTCTATTTCATCTGTAACTCTTCCACTTAGTTTAAGTGCATATGTTTGTAAAAATCGCTCTGCTTCTCCATCCTTCTCTATTTCAAAACCCCCAGTAATTTCTTGCAATGTCTGTTTAGGCTTAAATTCATCAAATGCTCTTTGGCCTCCTCTCTTAAATGCTTTCAACATATAGACAAGAAGCACTTTATAGAATTGCTTCTGTTCTTTGTCAAAACTTAAATCATTAACATCGGATATAGATATCATTTCTTGAATAGATTCAGGCTTTTTCTCTTCATATTACCAAAAACTCTATCAAGTTCAGATGCCACCTTTTTGTCTAGGTCCTCTGTATCTATGAACCTATTATCTTCAAGTTTAGCTAATTCCCTAAGCTCCTCTTTGGGTGGCAAGCCTTCGCTCTCTCTTATTACCTTTTCAATATTATCATCTGGTGTAAGCAGACCCGTCTTAGCATACAAACCATATCTTTCCGCTTTCACTGTTAATGTTTCAGCTTCAATTTCATCCCAAACTATTCTGGGAACTTCAGATAACCCCCTCAACTCAATTATACGTCTAAATATCTGTTCTTCAATATCATGTGCTAAATGTGCTTGAATCGATTTGATTTTCTTTGCGAACTGTTTCGCTTGTATCTCTACAGTCGCTCTATTCGCTCCTTCGGCAGCTCCTAGCAAAATAGCTCTTGGAACGCCTAACGTTGCACATTGTAGATTAATGAAGTATTCCATATGATTACGCATGTTTGTTAAAGTCCCTGGCTGTAAAAACTTAATGTTATAAAAGTATGGAACAACCAAATCAGTTTTATAATCAAAATTCCTTAGCTCTTTGCTAAAGTTTTGGATTGCTTCAGGTGTAGGCCATGTCTCTCTTCTTTCGCCATCACCTATCTGAGCTAATATTGTAGGCGAAGAATATCTCCATGCTGATTCACCCAACGCCTCCTCCAAGTTTAGTTTAATCAAACAAATTTTATATTGTGGTTCAATTAAACCAATTCCGTTCCAAGAATCAGCTACAGTATATAACCTAAAGTGGGCTATCTCATCAAATTTAAACTCTCTTTTATCTATACCAACTTTCTGCACATAACCTGTTGGAATGCGGTTATCGATAAGTTCTATAACTCCCTTACTATCACGTTTAAAATCTATGGTCTTGGGGTCCATCACCGTAATATCAACAATGTTAGACTTTGGCTTATTATAATTCAGTTCACCGTAAAAGTTTCCATATATACATTCATGCCGGATTATCTCTTCCATCTTAAGGTGCAGATTTGATTGTTTAACAAAATTCTCAATAACTTCTTTTGATTTGGGGTCATCACACTCTATTTTAAAGTTTGTAACCGTATAATGGACAATTAAGTTAATCCCGTTAAAT